GTCTAGTAACAGCCTTTTTAGCTTCTTGGGTTAGTAGTAAAGTTGCTAAAACCGTGCTGAAGAACGCCACCCCAGGTGTGGTGCCCCCCTTAGACAAAGGTAAAGGCAAAGGTGTAACTGGTACGACAGGCAAAGGTGGAAAAGGTGGTTTTTTTGGAATGCCCTTTTGGGGTAAAGGAGGAAAGGCAGATGGGCCGACTAAAAAGGATTTAAAGATGCCGAAAGCAGGCTCGGGACGATGGATGCCATTACTGGGCACAGCTGGGAGAATACTTGGTTGGTCATGGATGTTATTTAGTGTTTTTAAGGCTGGAGAAGAATATGTAAAAACTGGTAGTTTTAAAGAAGCGTTTGGGGAGTTTTGGGAAACTTTATTCGGTGGTATGTTAGGAGATAAACAAGCTGTTTCAGGTGCGCTTAGTAGTATTGAAGAATCAATTAAGGAATCCCTTGTTGAATTCCAGCAAGGCATAATCGGTTTAATAAATTATGATTGGGAAGGAGAAATAGAAAAGCAAAAAGTGATAATAAGCAAAGCACTAAAAAATCCTGTTGGCGAGAATGATATGGTTGCGGCACAAGCACAAGTCGATTATATTACGGCAATCGAGCCATCAAATAGGACAAAAAGACAAAAACAGAATTTAGTAGCTGCACAAAAGATATTAGGACAAGTACCAGAACCAGTAAAGGTAGGTTCTGATGAAGAACAAAAAGAAAGGCTTAGAATAAATATTGAAAACGCAGAAAAAAGAAAGGAATCTGCTGAGAAGGACTATTGGAACAATCCTTCCAACAAAAAGAAACTTAATATCCTTGAAGAAGCACAAGAAACACTCAAACAAGCCAAAGCAAATTTGAAAGGATATGGTGTAGGTGTTGATTTGCAAAAATCAACAATGGGTCATAGGGCCCGGGCTCCCCTGACACAAATGACACGAGGAGAAAGTGCAAAAAAGGCTGCCGCTTATGATACTGATATGGCCAAAGCTTTGGCCAAAGCACAAAAAGAAGGTTCTTTCAAAAAAGCAGATTTAGAATGGTATAGAAAGGGTGCAAGTTCCTCTGCATTGAACTGGTTGGATGGAATAGTACCACTTGCAAGTGGTACTGTGGTGCCCACCTCAGGCAAATCAACCGACAAAAAGAAAACAACAAAGAATGAGAGTAATATAAACGCTCCAAAAGAATCTACGAAAGAAGATTCCTTGAAAGAAGGTTCTTTCAAAAAAGCAGATTTAGGATGGTATAGAAAGGGTGCAAGTTCCTCTGCATTGAACTGGTTGGATGGAGTAGTACCATCAATTAAAGATGATGGTGTGATAAAACTCTCAATACAAAATCCTCTATCGCGAAGTTCTCTTATAACAATGGGTGGAGGAACCCGTGCCGAAAGTTTTGAAAAGTTAAATGATAGTACCAAAATAAAAACAAATCTTCTTGCAAGTATATTTGAAAGAAAAGGTGGTTTAAGAATGACATCAGGATATAGAACCGAAGATATTAGTAATGATGCAATGCTTCATGGTCCAAATGATTTAAGTCTATATAAGTCTAAATGGACAAACCAGGGCGCTGGACATCCCCTTACTTTGACGGAAGCTGAATTAACTGGGAAGGAGGGTTCAGATGCAAGACAAAGAGGAATTGAAAAAATGAGACTGGCTGGCTTTTCATCACAACATGAACATGGAAATGCAATAGATTTTAGTTGGCCAGAAGGATATAATAAGAATTTTGATTTAATTAAAGGGGATATTGAGGCCACATTTCCGGGTGCTAAACTACTTAAAGAAAAAAAGCATTTACATCTGGCATTTAATCCTAAAAACGATCCTAAGGATATAATGGATAATTTCTCAAATACTCATGATAATTATCTTCTTGCAAAAAATAATGGTGGGGTTATGAAAGGAGGAGATGTTTATAATATAAATGCTGGTACCAATCACACAACACATCCAATGACAGTCGCTTTACCAGAGGGTGCTATAGATAAAAAGGTCTCAGGTTTTGAGAAGTTTACTCTCTAAGTTAGTTAAAAGAATAATGGGGGCCGAAGCCCCCATTACCAATTTATTGTTCTGCTAACTTCTTAAAGTAATCCAACGAATCATCATTAGATGATTCTTTTACAGCAGGTTCTACTGCATCCTCAGATTCAATACTTTCTTCAAAATTAGAACCAGAACCAACCACAGTATTAAACCGTGCCTCCAATTCTTGATAAGACTTGAAGTTATCCGCACTCACCAAATCTAGAAGTGAATGCTGTTGATTCCAAATAGCTTCACATTTCTCATCATCACCATCAAACAACTTAGATTGATCAGCAAATTCTGACTTATCATAATTCACATAACCTTCTACTTGTCGGATTTTTATTTTGAAGTTTGCACCTTCCCAGAAGTCAAAAGGATTTAGTGGAGTTTCATCTTTGAATTCTGGATTCATAACACCAGTAATCTTCTCAAAGATTTTCTTACCATAACGAAAGAGAAATAACTTACCTTCGTTTTCCTTATTAGCACTATCCTCTAACACAAGAATGTTGGAATAATAACTTAGTTTACGTTTACGATCTCTGGCAATATCTTTATCAGAATCAATACCAGAGTTCCACAATGCTGTGTTTGCTTTTGATACGGGATCATCTTTACCAAGAGTGGTCAAAGAGTTTTCAATATACCATCCGCCTAGGCCTTTGAAGCCATGTGACCACATTTGAACCCAAGGTACATCTTCATTGTTAGAGGCAGGAAGGAAACGAATAACGGCATAACCGTTACCAGACTTATCACGTTCACATTTCCAAATACGATCATCACCATAGGTAGGTTTTTCGGCAAGTTTCTCAACTTGTTTAGAGAGGCTCTCTAGGTTGGACATTCTATTCTTTTTTAAATCTTTAAAACTAGACATATTATTACTCCTTTTATTTCGTTATATTATTTTTGTATTACTCTGTATCATTATATAGTTTTGATAGGCCTCCTTTCTAAATTGGAAGTTTTGGCTCTTGTTTCATCATGTTCAATGACTGTGCCTCTGCTTCAACTTTATCTTTAATAGATTTGTTTAACATTCTAGCTACTCCTTCAATTTCACCATCAATTCTATTAGTATATTCCATAATAGCATCCATGTAAGTTATCTTTTTATTTTTAACTATTTCTTCAATTGTTAAAGAGATATCAATACTCATCGTATAGCCTTTACATTATCACAAATACCAAGTTTCTTAGCTTCTTTACCACTCAACCAAACATCATGAGGTGGTAGTAAATACTCTCTAATTTGTTTCTCATTCAATCCAGTGCATTTCTTATAGTGTAATAACATTCTTTCCGTAGTCAATTCATACTCTCTTACAGTAGAAAACAGTTCGTGCTCTTTACCATAAGACCCCCAAGTATATTGGTGACTCATTATAGAAGTATTAGGTGTTAATGTTCTATAACCTGTCTCACCAGCAATAAATATTGCAAAGGCAGCAGAAGCAATCATTCCCAAACCAACAGTTCTTATTGGTATTGGACTACCCCTCATAATATCTATTACTGCGAAAGCTGCATTTAAATCACCACCACTTGAATTAATAATTATCTGTAAATACTTAGGTCTTGGTTTTGTTAAGTTTTTAGTGATAATAAAAGAAATTAAATCTCTACAAGTCTCATCATTCACTGGACTCATGAACAAATATATATTATCATCTTCTGTAGTCGAAGGAATTGGTTCTGAATTCTTAGCCACAGGTGTCCTTTCTGCGTTATTCATCTGTTAAGTGCATCTATGTAAAATATATGATCACCAATTGTAGAAAATTTTAACATTTTCTTATTCCAATAAGGGTCGACATCTATTCTATGATAATGAGTAGCACCGTGTAAGAAATCCCTCATAGGATTCCTCAACATAGCACGAGCTATTAATAAAGAAATGTCCCACGACAGTTTATCTCTAGGTGTATCACTTTTTCCATCACAAAACCAACTAAAATGACATTTATGTAATACTAGTTTTCCATTCTTTCTATTTGCTTGTTCTACGACTTTACAGATACTATTTGGAAATCGTTTACTTTTAACTCTATTTATAGTGACTAATGCAACTGCTATTTGACCTTTGGGTTTTTGATCTCTAGCTTCAAAGTAAATATTTTTTGCAAGACAATTAACATCTTTAACACTATAGATTGTTCTTTTATGTATCTTTGACGAATGACCCCATCGATCGGTGGAAGAATATCCACTACACGCAACTAAAACAAAACATAACAAAATAAATTTCTTCATACGATCACCTAAAAAAAGAAAAAGGGAGGGGTTCAAAAGAACCCCCCACAACCCCCATTTCATTTATGCTGAATAAAACTTACTCAGCTTAGTACGGATTGAACCAACCGTCCTTGAACCACCGACAATATCGGCGTTCTTGAAAGATACTTGACCCGTTGCTGGGCTAGTATACATTTCAACCCATCGAGGAAGACCTGTCAATTCAGATTCCGTCCTGGTGATCCTACGTGCATTCTTACGACCGACTCGCGGCATACCATGTTTTGAACTCATTTCACATACTCCTTTTTAATTAACAAACAATGATGAACCATTCATCACTTCACAATAATCAACCAATAGTTGATTTCCTAATTGTTATATACATTATAACAAATTATGCTACATAATACAAGGAAGAAGTTGGCTCGTTCTGTTGCAAGGTGAGCCTGACCCCAGCGACTTACGCCGCTATTACATATTAAAACCAATAAATCCAAGTATTGCTACTATCAATAATGTAATACCAAAATCGTAGAATTTCATAGTTTTTTCCTCCTTGAAAAGTTATTCTTTCATCGATGAAAGAAGTTAGGTGAGAGTTTCTGTTGCCAGGTACTCTCGGACCCCGCTACTTAGTTATTAAGCAGCAAGCGCGTACGAATAATCGTTAGCGTTTATGTTTTGAAGGTTTGATAACGGAGCCAACCTTCTCCTCCGTGCTGTCCTATAATTTCCATTCTCCAATCGAGCCTAATTCGCCCCCATGATTGTTGAAATTGGTGGAGGCGCGGGGAATTGCACCCCGGTCTTGAAAAACTTTCACCACAAGATTATACAGCAATTTCTTGTCTAACCTCATTAAACATATCTTCTTTTGTTCCATTATTGTAAATAGTCATATCAATATTATTGGGACTCAAACCACCCTCACTAGAATGTCTATTCTCAATAATATCTTGTTGTTCTCTGATTATATTTATAACAATTCCACCTCTATTGCGAATGAAAATAGCTTCGTTGTCAAAACGAACATCAGTAATAATTACAGTTCGGCCAGGGTGTTTGTGAATAAACATTTCTGCATTTTTAATCCAAATTGCAGGGTCTATACCACGACCCACTTCCGTTCCAAGTAACTGCCAAATCTTTCTTGGTGAAATACCCCAAGGCTCTATTGGAACCTCTTTATTCTTTATTTGAGCTTCAGATAGATTAAACATAATTTTTGCTCCCTCTTTAAGAGGTTTAGCAAAGTAATAATGTAAACATAGATATTCATCACATAAGTATTTACCGAGTGTATCTTTACCGGAACCAGCTTTACCAGAAATACCAATCACCATCGGTTTTCCGTTTGAGTTTGATAAACCAAAAATGGGAAACATTATTTAGATTCCCCTCTATGATGGTCTGGCCCACGTTTGACTTCATACTTCCAAATATGCTTAGGAAGTTCACCAGTTTTCTTATCACGAACTGGAATATATTTTTCTAACTTATTCCGATACGCTTTCGCTTCTGACTTCTTTTCAAAATA